ATAGATGCTTCTAGTTCAATGGCTGGTGAAAGAATTTCTACTGCTCGTAACCTTGTGGCAACATTATATGAATCAGTTAAGGGTGTAGACAATGTTGAAATTCGTGCTAACGTATGGGGTGCTAACAGTCAAGGAATGATTGGTATGACAGAGATTAACAATAAAACTGACATAAATCAAATAACATGTAAACGTAGTTATTCTGTAACTCCTACTCATATGGCATTGGAATACTCTGGTAAGATGTTAAAACAAATGAAAGGTGCTAAGAAGATGATGATTATGATAACTGACGGGCATCCAAATTATTATGTTGGTGGCTATCATATGTCAGTACCAAATTACTTTAGTACTTGTAAAAAATCAATGGTTAAACTTAGACATGTAACTGACAATGTTAACTGTGTAGTTTTACAAGATGCATATCAATTCAGGTATAACCCTGTTAGAAAACTATTCAAATCCAAGAGTATTATGAGGGTTGAAAGTATGAATGATGCATCAGAAAAGGTTATAAAGCAGTTCAAAAGAATGGTAATGAGTTCATTTGTATGATAAATTGAAAGTAATCAAGCGTGTAAAGAAACTTGAATCCATATTGTTTCTTAACATCAACCTTGAAACTGACAAAGAACTTGAAGAAAGACATGAAAGTGGTGTACTAATGCATTATCTTAGAGCCTTAGAAAAATTAATGGTGGATCAAAGATGATTTGTAACATATGTGCAAAGGATAAAAAAACCCACGAATACGAGGACTTGGATGTTTGTGATGATTGTCAAATATTACTCGACAAAGAAAGGAAAAAACCTAAAGTAGAAGATAACACATAAATAACATAACTTCATATATAATATGTGTGTAATGGGGTATGTCATAATTTTGATCATAAAATAAACGAAAAAAACTACTATTGTCAAAAATGTTCTAGGTTTATTCCATCATCTAAATTATATAAAGAAAAAAAAACACTTGGAAGGTTAAGGTGTGATTGTTGTAATGGGTTAGTTAGAAACAAATCAAGAATTTATAGAACAAATTTTATGCCAAGTTCTACACTAAGTATTCATCAGCCCAACTCATAATATAGATAATCCTTTCTTCCTGATCATCATCTATTGATTCTCCTGATGCACTTATACAGAAATGAATATACTCATGATTTATTGTACTAAGTAGATCTTCTAACGTTTCATGTACATTACAAAATATTATTATTCTATCACTGTTTGCAAAATAGTTACCACTATCAGTTCCCCATACACGAAAATCCGAAGTTACCATGATAATTACTGGTTTTTATAGAATTTAAATATACGGATCATATCTAGGCACAAACCATACGTTTATATATACATTATAAAAACATAATACGGTTGTCAGGGATTACCCGTTTCAAGCGAAAACCGTAGATCACGGTAGCCCTCTTAAACCATTGGAATACTCTGAGTTGTGGATTCTAGATACCTGAAAGGAGTTCCTAAACTTTATATATAACTCACACATATGTATAATAGACTAGTTAAGTCCGTACTACCAAGTCGGTAGTGAGTGAGTGCGTAAATCTCATTCTCCCCTCTTGGGAATCAATTAAACATTACTTACTCTTGCTTCACATTTAATGCAAACCCATGTAATTTTACCAACGTTGTTTTCAATACTCTGATGTTCTACCATCAATCTGTCACATTTAACACATTTCAATCTTCAACACCATCACTACAATCTAGTACTGCACCACAATTAGGACATATTTGGTGACAAACTGTCATTTTATCCATTTCAAATCCACACTTTAAACATGTCATAGTTTAATCTAGACTTTTAACACAGTCAGTACATATTATATTTTTATTTACTTCTACATTTGATTTTAAACACTTGTGACATAATCCAATCATCTCTTTAACTCACTCAGTTCTTCTTCATAAGTCTTTCCCTTTTCTTTACACTTACACCAATTTCCTTGACCTTCCATACAATATCCTATTCCGTCAACGCATCCATGCATAATCATTCCATGATCACACTTCTTACATACTGTATTCATTATAATTCTAATCCAAAACTCTCTGCTATGCTTGAGAATTTCTTGTATTCATCTAAGTATAATCTGCCTTTTTCAGTTATGATAAATATATTCTTACCTTTAACATCTACTTTGTTAATTAACCCTGACTGTGTAAGTTTGTTAACAAATATCGTTAGTCGAGAGTATGATAAATTTGACTGTCTAAGAAGATTTGTTACTGGAGTGCCAACCTGACCTGTTTTTGTCAAGTTGTCCAAAATATCCTCTGTTATTTGATATGTATTTCTGTACACTAAGATTGTTAATATAGGATATATATAAATTAATCTATACTTGATTCCTTAATAGCCAATTCCAATTCCAATTTTGACTTTTTATTGACCTTATCCTTCCAAAGTTCTTTACATTCATAATGCCAAACGTCTATCACCTTCCATCCGTTCCATTCTAGCATGTTCTTTTGAATGTTATCTATGGTAGCCATTCTTGCACTAGCATGATGTTTATCCTGTATTCTGATTGCTAGAAATTCAAATGGTGTAACTACAACTATGTCTATTGTTTCCTTTAACTGTCTATCACTAAATGTCTCAAGATACTCAGGAGAAACCATGTTAGATAACTTCACTTGAGTCAAGTATTCAGAACTGTTTCCAAACATCTCCTTTATTATCTCTAGTGCTGCTACTTCTCCCTGTCCTATTATTTCCATTATTTATCATCCTCATGACATGAGCAACCACAAATCATGTGATACCAATCTGCCATTTGTTTTAGACATTTTTCACAAATATTCATTACTTACTCTCCTTTACTACCTTAAATAATCTTTCCAATTTATCTAACTTGAATCGTTTAAGTTTCTCTACTAGGGAATGGTGTCCCTTGCATAACAATACGAATCTGTTGGGATCTTTATTGATTATTGGTAATACATATAGATTGTAATCATATGTTGTTTTGAAATCACTATAAATCTTGTCCCCTGCCAAGTATCTCTTATGATGGAACGTAAAATGCTTCCCGAACTTCTTGTGACATACCTTACACTTTAAATCAAACTGAGGTTTTGATGCTACTTTCTTTTTTAACGTATCAGATTCTTCTTTCTTACTCGACATTGTCTATGCCTTTGGCAGTTAAAACATATTCTGCATCTGCCATAGCATGTTCAGGTGAGTCTATCATTCTTGCAAGTCTTTTCTTACCTGATTTCTTAAAGTATAATCTGTAACCACTTGCATGAGCAACAATGTTACCGCCTATAGGTTTTATTGGATCACCAAACATCATACTTGGATCACTTTGTACTTGGTTAGTAAATACTACAGCACATCTAAAGTAAAATGATATGTTCTTAATGTGACTCATTAGTCTTGCTATCTGCATTTGTCTCTCTGCTAATGTTCCTCTACCTAGATATTCCTCTCTGAACTGTCCTATAGCACCGTCTAATATTACAAGTTTAGGTTTCTTATCGTCTAGTATCTTACTAAGTCCGTTGATTGTTCCCATTAACTGTTCTGTATTAGGGCAATAAAGGTAGGTGATTCTGTTAAGATATTCTATGCACCCTTCATCATCTTCTGCATACTCTCTTGCTTTTAATATTCCTGCTATTCTATTTGGTTTGAATGTGTCTTCACAGTCTATCCATATAACATTGTTACCGTCATGTATTGATTCTACTGCAAGTGAGTTACAAAACTGTGTCTTACCTGCTCCAAACTCTCCATATACTTCATAAGTGGCTTCTGGTCTTACACCACCATCTATTAAATTATCAACCTCTATACACTTTGTAGCAATTACTGGATATGATTTTTGATATTCCCATAGGTCAATGGTACTCATATCTGATTTTCTAATCATGTCATTATCTTCCAATATTTTTTGTGACTGAAATACCCAATTATCACAAGTAGGTTTTGCCACACCTGTAATTTCTTTAATCTCCTGAGCACCTCTAATACATAAATCTATAAGTGACGTTACTCCGAATGTTTGTAATTTCTTCTGAGTTACAGATCCAACACCTTTAAGTTGATCTACACCTAATTCGAGTTCAACTGATGCTACCTCCGTTGTTTCCGTGGGAGCTTGAGTTTCTTCCAGTATTTCTTCTGACTCAACATCATCATCTATAATCATCACAAAGTATCATGATAAACCCTTCAATATTAGTGTTTCTAAATTCTATTGTATGTGCCATCACTGTTTAGTTTTATAGCGTTGTTGTTTTCCCATCTTGATATTATGGACTCTGCTTTTTCCTTACTCATACCGTTGTTAACCAATGATTCTTCAAACACTTTGAGTTTTACTCTACCCTCTATATCTCTGCAACTGTTCCATATTGCCAATACCTCATGTTCCTTGATTGATTTACTGTCTTGGAATATCTGTGATTGTACACCACCGCTACTGATACTACTTCCAAATGACTCGTATGTTTTCTCTATCAAGTTTTTGATATGGTTAATGTCACTACTGGTAACTTCTTCTCTAAAATGTAATTTTGCATAAGCCATAGACAAT